AATTTGGTATTTAAATGACAATTGTCTGATTGGACTCTCAGGCTCCTCTTCATCTCCAGCCCCCGCCGGGCACCCCGCCTCCGCAACGAGCTATCAGAAACTTGGTTCAGGGCAAACCTTTAAGGTAAAAATTCAATCCGCTGCAGGCGGGGTGTCAAACGCCACCATTGTCGATAGTGAGTTTGATTTCACTGAAACGAGCGATAAGTACATTCGCAAGGTTTTTAACACCAACCCGACACTGTGTAATAGTGCCATTACTAGCGATGTGCAAGGTTATTGGCTCGGCGAAACATTTGAAGGCGCCGTAAGGATGGCCCTGACTGGTTCCAACACTTTGGGCGTTATATTGCCCTTGGTTAGCGGTTCCGACACTGCTCGTGCGGGTCACTTGGCTGACCGCCGCAAAAATTATCAAACCGGTAAAACCGGATGGTATATCGCGCAAGATATGAGCCAAGGCGATACCACCGGCAGCTTTGACGCTGGGACAATGCAAAAGCTTTTCCGAGTGGTCGCGCGCAATGCGGGAAGCTGGTCTTCGAAGAATCTTAAGATTTCCATCCAAGACCTCAAGCGCTCCCCAAATACTTATCAGAAATATGGTAGTTTTACTCTGGCCGTGCGCAAGATGAAAGATACAGACAATACGGTTGAATATGTGGAACAATTCAACAATGTGAATTTAAATCCCAATTCCGAAAACTATATTGCGCGGCGAATTGGGGATACCTATAAAACATGGGATGACACCAATCGCCGCTACAAGGACTACGGCCAATATGGCAATATGTCAAAATACATTCGCATCGAAATGAACACTTCGGTGGATAGAGGCGACACAGACCCAGAGTTGCTCCCATGGGGCGTCTTTGGACCTCTTGTTTACAGAAGCTTCAACGACCTCGGGGCGATGACGCCCACTGGCACGCGCGGCGTCGCACAACTCCACACCATGGTTAGCGGTGCCTTCGACGACGTCCACACCGGCGATCTCCCCACANCGGCCCTCTTCATTTCCGGCTCAGCTCTTGGGAATGTTCGTTATCAGTTCCCCCGCCTTCGATTGCGCGNCTCAGCGTCGGAAGGCAGCCCNGTAGATCCTCGGGATGTGTACTTCGGCGTGGATACCACGTTTAATACCTCTCGTTATGATCCTAGCGTTGCTGACCACTTGACTATTTTGGCGAGAACAACGAGCGACACCGACAAAGGAGCGGGCACTGTCCACTCATTTGTCTTCACTCTTGACGATATGATGAATACTAATAGTGCGCTGAGTGGTACTAATGTGTACGTTTCGGGCTCACGTGCGGCCGCCGCGGATAGCACTATCCGAAATCAAGGCCTCACTTATATCCGAGGAACGGGCTCATATGCGACCATTCTGGACACCACCGGCGTGGATAGCTTTACCGCCCTTTTATTCGGCGGATTTGATGGCACCGACATTACAGAGGCAGCACCTTTTAATTCGACCATCTTGGACGCGGCGACCAGCGCAGCAACTAGCTATCCTTTCAACTCAGTCCAGGTGGCTATCGATAGTTTGCGAGACCCAGAGGTTGTAGAATACAACGTGGCAGCGATGCCAGGTGTTAAAAACAATACCCTCAACCGCCAATTGGTGGAAATGTGCGAATCTCGCGGCGACTCTCTGGCCGTCATCGACCTAAAGGGTGGCTACACACCCAAGTATGAAAATACAACAGCCGAGACCTCTCGCCTAGGCGACGTCGACACGGTTGTGTTAAACGCGCGTAATGAATTGCTCATCAATTCCAGTTACGGCGCGGCCTACTATCCGTGGGTACAAATTAGAGATACCAATAGCGGTCAACTTGTCTGGGTACCACCCTCTGTCGCCGCCATTGGAGCCATGTCATATTCTCAAAAGACAGCCGACTTATGGTTTGCTCCGGCAGGCTTTACACGCGGCGGTCTTTCGACAGGCAACGCTGGCCTTCCGGTCACCGCTGTCCGCGAGCGCTTAACGTCTAAACAACGAGATAAGCTCTACGAGGCCAACATTAATCCGATTGCGCAGTTCCCAGCGGAAGGTATTGTAATCTTTGGACAAAAGACCCTACAAGCCACCCCATCTGCTCTCGATAGAATCAATGTTCGCCGCCTTCTGATCTACTTGAAGCGCCAAATCTCCCGATTTGCTGCCACGGTGATCTTCGACCAAAACGTCCGGTCCACATGGAACCGCTTTAAAGGTCGCGTCGAACCCTTCTTGGCAAGCGTCCAAGCAGGTCTAGGCATTACCAAGTTTAAGTTGGTGCTGGATGAGACCACCACCACCGACGACTTGATCGATCGCAATATTATGTATGCGAAGATTTACATCAAGCCTGCGCGAGCTATTGAATATATCGCTCTTGATTTTATCTTAACTGACAATGGTGCGGCTTTCGAAGACTAAAAAATAATCTAGGAAACTAGTTAACTTTAAGGAGAAAGAAACATGGCTTTTTGGAGAGATGGAAGCGTAGAACCTAAGAGACAATTTAGGTGGACATTTACACTGGGCACCGGTCTGGCAGGAGCGTCTATCCAGACATACTTTTGCAAATCGGTGAAAAAGCCCTCTTTTGCGGTGAACCCTGTACAACATCAATTTGTCCAACATACTTTTTACTATCCTGGAAGATTAACTTGGAATCCCGTCGACATTACTTTTGTTGATCCGGTCAATCCGGACACATCAACGATTTTGGCGAATATTGTGGCCGATTCTGGCTATTCGGTTCCCGTCGATGAGCAAATCGCATTGCGCTCCATGAGCAAAGGTGACTTTGTTAGCAACATTGGTACCCCCACTATCCAACAGATCGACGCTGACGGTAACCCCATTGAGACGTGGACGTTGCAGAACGCTTTTGTTACGACTCTGGATTTTGGCCAGCTAGACTATTCAATGGATGATCTTGTAGTTGTCTCTATGACGCTTCAATACGATTTCGCGGAACTTGGCGGCACAAGCACACCTTCACGACTCCAAAGCTAGTTTGAAATAGATTTCTAATATGCCTTTTTGGTCTGACAGCAGAATGTCCCCCAAGCTTTCCTATCGGTGGCTTTTAGACATCGGCGGTGGGCCCGGAACAAGCATCGCTAACTACACCGTAAGATCCTTCCAAAAGCCCTCGTTTACCGTGGGAGTTTCAGAATACCTAAACATTAACGACTTGGCCTATAAGCCGGGTATTGTATCGTGGACGCCGATCGATGTGACGTTGGTTGATCCCGAAAATACATTTGAAAATAATAGCAAAATCCTTTATCGCATCATACAAGAGTCGGGATACGTCAAAGATCCGCGGAACGCGGAGCAGTACCCTACAACCGCTATTGTCAAAAGGCGCAATAGCGCTCTTTTAGGGGGCGGAGGCTCGTACGGCGGCCTCATTACGTTCACACAAATCGATTCCGAGGGGGATACCATCGAGACGTGGACCCTGTGGAATCCGTTCATTAGCTCGATTAATTTTGGACAGGCCAATTATGCGTCCGACGAGTTGATGACGATCTCCGTACAGATTTATTACGATTTTGCCGACTTTAGACTGGCACATGAATAAGAATTAAGTCGACCAGACGTTTAACAAGATCACGATCTTGTGTTATAATAATACTTAAGAAAAAGAGAGGTTACCATGGTAAGATCCAACAAAGACAGATTTGCAGTTCCGGAACAAGATCCGGGACCACCCGTACCGGCCGAACAGACGCCCGAAGTCGCCGCACCCGGTACGGAACACCAAAACCCCTCTTCTATGCTTCAGTTCATCGTTCCTACCGAGGTGGTAGATTTGCCGAGTAAAGGCATCTTTTATGGCGAAGCNCACCCCCTTCATAACTGTGAAACCATTGAAATTCGCCATATGACGGCTAAAGAAGAGGACATTCTTACTTCGACCACACTTCTTAAAAAGGGAATGGCCTTGGATAAAATGCTTCAAAGCGTTATTGTCAATAAAGACATCAAAGTGGAAGATCTCCTCCTTGGGGACAAAAATGCGCTTCTTGTCCACTCGCGTGTCTATGGCTACGGTCCAAATTACAGCACCGCAATCGTATGCCCCGCATGTGGAGAGTCTTTTGAGAACAACTTCGATTTAACTGCCATTGGAAACAAGGAACTTGACCTTCAGTTGGATAAGTATGGTATTGAAAGCACCGACAGGCGCACATTTCTTATTGAACTCCCTAAGTCAAAATATAATGTGGAATTTCGCCTACTTACATCAAGAGACGAGACAGCAGCCCTTGGATCGGCCAAAGAGATGAAGTCTTTGAAACTCCTTGAAACTATTACAGTTTCCCTTAATGACCAGGCCGATCGCTTTTACATTAAAAGAGCGTTAAGTAGCCTTCCCATCATTGATGCCTCCATTCTTAAACGAGCTTACGCCGCTGCCACGCCGGACATCAACCTTACGCAGGAGGCTCATTGCCCCCATTGCGCGGAAATATCCGAAGTGGGGGTCCCGCTTGATGCGGGCTTTTTTTGGCCTGAACTCTGATTATATGAAAGCTGTCTATGAGCAGTTTTTCTACATGAAGTACGTTTCAAACTGGTCCCTCGCCGAACTCTACAGCCTACCCATAGGCCTCCGTACATGGTTCGTGGAACGCACCGTCCAACAAAAACAAGCGGAACAAGAAGAAATTGAAAAAGCGCAAAAGAGTCGCGGCCGCTAATTTCTTCTAACTACTAATTATATATAATAGACACTCTCTATGAGGACATCATCATGCTAAAAGATATCGATATCGACCTAGAAAAGCTTAAAAGCGGCACTTTGACCGAGTCCGCTGTTGTTCGCATGGCAGCAGATCTCAAGTACTTATTGTATCACATGGCAGGCCCCAGCGCCAATTTATTCCCCCGCGGAGTCAAAGTGAGCGGCAGCCGTGTGGATCTCCAAAATTTTAGTCGCGTGATGGCCAAAGAAAAGAATTATATGGATTCATACCTAAAACATGGACTAAATGACCCCCGCGTCCTAAATGATCGACACAAACTCGAAAAAGCCGTCTATGCCTTTGAAAGAGAAACAGGCATCAAATGGCCATTCAAGTAGGTTAACCCGCAATGGCAAACAAAGACGACCTCATTCTCCAACAACAGATAAACGCAGCCCTGGAAGACCAGTTTGGGAAAAAACAGGCCCTTATGGACCAGGACACCCGAGCCGCCGCCGAGGCTCAAGCCAAACTCGCCATTCATCAAGAAGAGCTTAAGCTCGCGCTCGACAATCTGG